CTGTGAATCCAATGGTGCCGGAAGAAGCAATAGATACATTGGTTGTAGATGTTACGTTTGAATAACCAACTCCAGTAGGACCTGTAGGGCCTGTTGGTCCAGTAGGTCCTATTGAACCAGTTGGGCCTGTAGGTCCGGTTGGACCAGTGGGGCCGTCAGGTCCAATCAAAGCTCCCGAAACTGCTGCATATATACTGACTCTAACTGAGTTTAATGCTGGAGCAGTTTCAAAATAAATAGTTATAGTGTTTGCTGTTGTTGCTTCCCAGCTAGTATTAATTGCACCGTATGGAGAAACATTTTCGCTTATAGATACTACAATGTCTCTAGTTGCAAGATTATGTGTAACAGTAAACGTTGTAGTTGAATTATCTCCTATGGTCTGAAACTTTGTAGTTCCACCAATAGTGCCAGGCACTTCTGCGTTTATCCATTGTGTTCCATCCCATTTTAATACTTGGTTTGGAGTTGCGCTTGTTACAATTACATCAGTTAAGTCATCAAGAGAAGCTACAGTAGACGCAACTCCTGGAATATATTTATTTAAAGCAGCATCATATTTAAGAACATTTGTATCTGATGGAGTGGCTGCATCTATTTCTATTCCATCAAGAATTAAACTACTTGTAGTTATACTTCCAGAAACAGTTAAAGATGTTGCAGTTCTAGTTCCATCTGTGCGAAGGTATTGAGTGTGATCGTCGTCACTAAGTCCTGTCATTGAACCATGATCAGAGACTGCTGTTGTGCCAATTCCTTGATCAGATGCTATTATACTTCTTAGGTCAACAATGCTAGTAAGCCTTGCATGTGGAGTGTTACTGCATGAATTCTTGCACTCATAAATAATTTTATAAAGAGGTCTGAATTCAACAATTGGGAAACCATCAAGATTCAAAGAACCATAAAACTCTGCTTCCGCAGAACCATTATCCGTATAAGATCCTTGTCCAAGAACTGCAATAATTGGTTCGTTTAAATTATTAGTTGCAATAATCCAAGATACGCCAAAACGATTATTGGCGATATCTGTAGCAGACCATGTTCCGGCAGTGTTTAAGTTATATTGCGGTCTGCTCGCTCCTTGCTTAAGAGGAAATTCAGTTGCAACATCTTTTGTCCAGTGATTATTGAGTCTATAAAAAACAGGAATCTCTGCATTACCTTGAAGAACTTGTTCCCAAGTATTTGGCGTTGGAGTGTTGCTGTGTGTAATGTCAACTTGCAAATCTTCGTCGAAGAATGTTCCATCTGCAATATCTAGTTTTGCGTGAGAATCAAGAGAGCCATCACCATTAAGTATGTAATTATTGGCACCAAAGCCATTAGCGATTGCAGCACCGCGAGTCCTATGTAGGTACTCATGAGTAGCCCAGTCAAGAGTTACTCCATGTCTTTCATCTGCAAAGAAGTAAGCTTTATTATCTACGTTGTTCCAATATATATATGCGGTGGGTGCGTCTTCGTCCCAAACAAAAAAACTAGTGCGATAAGAAAGAACTCCTGAAGAATTAAAATAAATATAATATAGACCAGAAGTATCTGGTATCTGAACTGTTTCAGTTCCAGTTTTTACAAAACGCTTTCCAGCACACCAAACAGTAAAAGAAGTAGAAACAGGAGCTATAGAAAAAGTGCGAGTTCCCTCATTAAAAGAGATAGTACTTTCTGTTTTATCTTCATGGCCCATTGGCTCATTTGAAGGACGAACTGTATTAACCCAAGCCGCTCCATCATATTCAAGTATCTGTCCATTTTGAGCTGATGTTATAGATACGTCAGACACGTTGTCTATTGAACCACTGAATGAAATATTTGGTGTTGCGTTTTCTCCAGAGTTATTTGTAATTGTTATACCATTAGAACCTGTTAGGTTAGATACATAATCACCAATGGTATCTGTTGCTAAATTAACTGGATCATTAAACCAATTAGATCCGTTATATCTTAAAAAGTTTCCATCTGCTGCATCAGTAATATTTACATCTGAAAGATCTGATATTCCATGATTGGAAATATCAGATACAGTACCAGTTACATCTCCAGTAAGGTCAGCATTTACTACATTGAAGGTAACCGTATCAGTAGTCCCAACTGGCTGTCCTATTGATATATTAGGCGTTGCACCTTCACCAGAATTATTAGTAATTGTTACGCCGGTACCAGCCACTAAATTCTTAGTATAGTCGCCAACAGTATCTGTGTTTAAATCTATTGCGTCATTAACCCACGATGTACCGTTCCACTTTAAGAATTGCCCGCTACTTGGTGTTGCATCTACATCATTTAAAGCATTGATTCCATGATTAGTTATGCTAGAAACTTCTCCAGTTACATTGCCAGTTACATTTCCAACAACGCTACCAGTTAAGTTACCAGTTAAGTTACCAGTTACATTACCCGTCAAAGGTGCTGTTACGCCAGCAAAGGTTACGGTGTCAGTAGTTGCTACTGGTTGGCCTATAGAAATACTAGGAGTAGAACCTTCTCCAAAAGTCTGGGAAATTGAAACGCCCGTACCGGCAGTCAGGTTTGTCACATAATCACCAACAGTATGAAGGCCAAGTGTTACTGAATTTGCTACAATAGAATTTAAATCTAAATAAGTAGTTCCATCATTTGTAAACTGCCATTTATCTAATGCTTCATTCCATCTTATCTGAACATTATCTGATGTGCCACGCTCAACTTCAATGCCGGCGTTTAATATTGGAGCACTCGTTACATTAGAATTTAATACTAGAATATTATCTTCAATAAGAACTTCAGCTACATTTAAGCTTACAGTGTCTCCACTAATTATTAAATCTCCACCAACGGTAAGATTAGAACTAATTGTTACATCGTCCTCAGTACTAATTTGAGTTTCATTATCCTGCAGCCAAGACCATGTGGTAGAAATTAAGTTATCATTTTCATCTTTATAATAAACTATCCCATTAACTGGGTCTAAGGCAATTTGACCCTGAACAATATTAGGGGGATTAGGTAAAGACATAAGAATTTTCTTTCATTTAATTAAAAACAATTAATAAACAATATTAAAAAGTTCCACCATCAAGAGTATAGTTACCAGCAGCTACGTTATCTAATACTGAGCTATAAGCCTGTACATTGGTCCCAATGGCCAATCCAAGGGCTGTACGGGCGTCTGAGGCACTTGTGGAGCCAGTTCCACCGTTAGCTATGGCTATTGCTGTACCATTCCATGTACCAGTTGCTATTGTGCCTACCGAGGTAAGGCTTGATGCAGTTACTCCTGAGCCAAGAGTTGATCCAGACAATACAGAAGTTCCTGCGATCAAGAATGACTTTCCAGTTAGAAGGTTCATGTTTTCTGATGAAGTCCATGCGTCAGTTGCGTCAACCCAGTTGAAGGTCTTGTCTGTTGCACCCTTGAGCGTAAGACCACCGCCATCAGCACCTGCATCTGTTGGGCTTACAACTGAACCAAGCTCAATGTTCTTGTCATCAACCGTAATGGTTGTTGAGTTAATTGTAGTTGTTGTGCCATTAACCGTTAAATCGCCTGAAAGAGTAAGAGATGTACCAGATACCGCACCAGTAAATATTGCACCCGAAAGTGCTGCAACATCTGCAGCTAAGGCAACTGTACCCGTAGCATCTGGGAGAGTAATTGTGCGGTCTGCGGTTGGATCAGTGATTGCAAGAGTTGTTTCAAAGTCATTTGCGGTTGCACCCTCAAAGACTATCGAACCATCATTGAATACTGCTCCAGTAATTACTGGGCTAGTAAGCGTTTTATTACTAAGAGTCTGAGTATCACTTGTTCCAACAACATTTCCAGTAACGCCATGCACTGAAGTTGTAGCTGATGAGTGAGTTGATACATATCCTGAAGCAGTTGATTCTGCATTGGTTTGTGCGGTAGCAGCTGCACCATATGCATCATAGGTGTTAGTTGTTACTGAAATCACACCTGTTGAATCAGTATAAGTAAGACCTGTTCCAACTGAGTTCCCTATAGCATCTTGAGCAGCTTCGTTGAAATCTGTAACCGCACTTGCTGGAATAGCAATTGTTGCAGTTCCAGCTGCTGTCAAGCGACCCTGGGCATCAACGGTAAAGGTTGATACGGCAGTTGCGGAACCGAATGAACCAGCTGATACTGTAGTATTGTCAAGATTTAAAGTAAGTGTGTCAGTTGCAGAGGCTACCGATGTTAGTCCCGTGCCTCCAACTATGACAAATGTATCGCCACCAGAAATGGTCAGATTGTCACCTTCATCTGCATCAACTGTAAATGAAGTAGAGATAGAAGCTGTTCCAGCTGCTGTCAAGCGACCTTGAGCATCAACTGTAAACGTTGGGATTGCGCTAGCTGAACCATAAGATCCAGCTGTTACTGCTGTATTGTCAAGATTGATTGTTATAGTGTCTGTAGAGGAACCAGCAGATGAAAGACCAGTTCCACCAGAGATTGTTAAAGTGTCTGTTCCTGTCGTTATTGTTTGATTTGTGCCACCATCGCCTGCAACCGTAAATGTCGTTGCAACTCCAGTAATTGCAGTGTCGACATAAAGTTTAGTCGTAGCATGCGCATTTTCGGTTGGAGTTGCAACTGATAATGTTCCAGAAAATGTTTTATTTCCAGAAATTGTTTGAGCAGTGCCCAATGTAGCAAATGCGCCTGTTCCAGCAATAGCTTCTACGGTAGTTGCGGTTCCGCCTGCTCCACCAGTACCCTTGCCATAATAAAGGGTATTGTCTATTTCGTTAAATGCCAGTTCTGCGTTCTGTAATGATTCGGGTGCACCGGCAATTCCAGATGCTCTTCTCTTGATTCTAATTGTATTTGCCATTTTTAAAAATTTCCTCCATCAGTAAGATTGGATATATTGCTCGAATTTATCCAATTTGACCCATTATATTTAAGTACATCACCGTTAGCAACAGAAGTAATAGTAACGTTATTCAGTCCATTTAGACTTTCTGATGCAGCAATTCTATCTTTAATGGTTAAATGAGACCCTGCTGGATTTATTCCCAGTACTGTCTGGACTGCTTCTATAGCATCGTTTGCGTTTGCATGTTGCAAATGATGCGGTACGGTTACAGAATCTAAGGTGTCAGTTGACGAAGGATTCTGTAAAACGTCTAAAGAATTTGGATAATTTGTAGCCATTTTAAACCTTTATAAAGATATAATTTTATTTGAGCCATTGCTCCAGTTTATAGTAATGTCTGTTGTTGCATTTATTCCTAAAAAAGGTAGACCAGTTGCAGTATCTATATAAGCTAAAAGTCTAGACGTTGAATCAGTGCCAGAATCTTTATAGATTACTAAAGCTTTAAATGCAGATCCATCATAATTTGACACTGGTGCATTGTCAGCGTCTATTACTCCTAAAATATTTGTTACGTTTGTTAACGAAGAAGTTCTTTGTTTTATGTAAGAACTAGAAATATTAGAAACAAACTGATCAACATTTTGATTAGGAACATAAGACTCTGTAACTAAAAGAACTTTTAAAGAATCAGAAGAAATATTAAATTCACCATTTAATAAAGATTGTTTTGCTTTTCCATATATAAAGTTAGCCACTTTAAATACCTATATCTTTAGAAGCTATGATTCTATATTTATATCCTGTTTCAAAATAATCTTTATCATCTGAATAATACGATGGTGTAGCATCCAGAGATGGAAAGTCTACATAAACTTCTGGCTTCCAGGAATGCATTGACACATTAGCTGACAAATTCTGCCATCTTGATGGCTGACTTTGAATTGGTTTTCTTTGAACTTTAAAATATGCAGTATTTAAAAAGTTGCTTGCAGGTCTAGAGCTAAAAGATATAATCACTCTTCCATTATTGTATGCATTATCTAAATAAAATTCTCCATTTTCTGGATCAACACCAGTTATATAGAATCTTGGATTCTTTGCAAGAATTTGAACGGTAGTAAAAGCGTCTGTCCTAATAGAGTGATCTTCTATCAGCAGTTCTTGGATTAAAGGAACTGTATAAGAGTTGAAGTCGGATGGAGTTGCTGATTCTGCTTGACAAAATACTATTTGTTCTTCCGTGATAGATTCATTAGCTGCATCAAGAAAGTTAGTTAATCTAATCCTATATTCTTTACCAGATTGCCTAACTGCATCCCAGTATAATTTTAATGTTCTTGAAATTTGATTATAATCTGCAATTGTATTTATTTGCAAAAATGGATTAGCTAAATTAGAAGGTGTTGCATCGGTCGTCTGTACTACAAAGTTAGCGTTTGTAAGACTAGAAATTTTTATGGTCTTACCAAATCTAATAACAACCATATTGTTATCGACAATAGCGTATTCAATCAAAGGAAGTGACACATTTATCTCCTGTTTATAATATTCATCTTAG